CCCGCTGCGGGACTACGCCGCGGTGCAGGTGTACGGGGTCCGCGTCGACGGGTTGGGGCATACGCAGTTGGCGGACTATCGGCCGGGCACGAAGTGGCTGGTCCCGCGGCTGATCGAGTTGCGGGAAGCGCTCGGCCCGATCTCGATCGCGATGGGTCGCGGGACGCACGCGTTTCTGGAGACGGCCTTGGACGCCGCGGGGTTCCACCGGCCGGAGGATCCGGATGCTCCGAAGTCCGGGGATCTCGCGGTGACGAACGCGGTCGATATGGCTGCGGCGGCCGGCCAGTTGCTGGAGGCGGTGCGCGAAGAGAGCTTCCGGGTGGTCCCGAACCGGCATCTGGATGTGGCGGTGGCTTCGGCGAAGACGAAACAGACGGGCGAAACGATCGCCTGGACGGTGAAGGGCGTGGAGGGCGACATCAGCCCTCTGGTGGCGATGACGCTGGCCCGCTGGTCCTACATGACCCGATCTCATCTGCTTGAGGGCAGCCAGTACGACGTTCTCGAATCAATCTTCTAGGAGGTGGGCGGCGTGAGGTTGTGGGCCCGGCGCAAGCCGTCGCGGACCTCGGATGACGGGGGACCGATCCTCGTCGGCGATACATGGATGGACGCGCGCGGCCAGTCGGCGAGGACCTGGCGCGCGACGGCGCGCGCCACCTGGGGGCGTCGGCTCGGCCTTGCGGTGCGCGGCTTCCGCGACGCTGGTGCATGGCTCGTGGGTGTCGAGTCGCGTTCCAGCATCGAGAAGCGCGCCATTACGGACGTTCCCTGGAGCCAGGGCGGGCCGTCCGGCTCGTCCTCGGTCAGCGTGGACCGGGTGCTGCGTCTGGCGCCCGTGTATGCGGCGGGCCGGCTGCTGGCGAGCAACTTGGCGGCGGCGCCGCTGCGCCAGTTCCGGGAGACCGGGAACACGGTGCAGAGCCTGCCGCTCAGCAGCCTCTTCGCGAGCCCGTCGACGCAGGGCAACCTCAACGACTGGATCTGGCGGGCCGTCTTGTCGATGGTCTACCGGGGCAACGCCGTCGGGTACGTGACCGCGAGGGACTACTACGAGTACCCGACGCAGGTCGAATGGCTGCCGATGGACTGGGTGCAGGTCGTCGACTCGATGCCGTCGGGCGAGGGCAGCTTCGTCAACCCGATCTGGTACGTCCTCGGACGCCGGGTCGACCCCAACGACATCGTGCATATCCCGTGGTTCACGCTCCCGGGCAAGATCCTGGGGCTGTCGCCGATCGGGGCCTTCGCGTCGATGGCGAACACGAACCTGGCCGCGCAGGAGTACATGGAGGCCTGGCACGCTACCGGCGGCGTGCCCCCGGGGACGTTCAAGAACAACAGCAAGACGGTCGACCAGAAGGACGCCGCCGTCATTAAGGCGCGCCTGGTCGAGGCGATCCGGTCCCGCCAGCCGATCGTGCACGGCGCGGACTGGGACTACACCGCCATCACCGTCCCCGCGTATGAGGCGCAGTTCATCGCCACGCTGAAGCTCGGCGCGACTCAGCTCGGCGCGATCTACGGCGTGCCGCCGGAGCTGATCGGTGGCGAGACCGGCGGTTCAATGTCCTACAGCAGCCCGGAGCAGCGGGAGATCGAGCTGATCCAGCTGACCCTGCTGCCGTGGATGAGCAAAGTGGAGTCGCACCTGTCGATGCTCACCCCGCGCGGGCAGTGCGTGCGCTTCGACGCCGATGCGCTGATCCGACTCGACCCGCTGACCCGCTGGTCGATCTACGAGAAGCAGCGGCTCATCGGCGGCGCCAACATCGACGAAATCCGCAACAAGGAGAACATGCCGCCCCTGCCCAACGGCGAGGGCCAGGACTACACCCCGCTGCCGATCGCGGCCGGGATCTCGATCACGCCCCCGACGATCCGCAGTAACCAGGACCAGGACCGGCTGCGGCTGGTCGGCAGGAAGGAAAGAGATGCCTGACCAGCGCACCACCACAGCGAGCGCCGTTGGAGGCACCGTGGACATCGAGCGCCGCTATACCTCTGGCGACACCGGTAAGGCCGAACTGCGCGCCGACAATGGCGAGAAGCGCATCGGCGGCTATGCGGCCAGCTTCAACCGCCAGTCCAAGAACCTGGGCGGCTTCATCGAGGTGGTCGACCCGATCGCCTTCAACCAGAGCCGCGGTGACGGCTGGCCCGACGTGATCGCCCGCTACAACCACGACGACAACCAGCTGCTCGGCACGACCGCGGCGGGCACGCTTCGGATGTCCCTCGACCAGTACGGGCTCGCCTACGACGTGCTGCCGCCCAAGGCGATGGGGTACGTCGTCGAGCTGGTCGAGCGCGGCGACGTCCGCAAGTCCAGCTTCGCGTTCCGCACGGTCAGCGACGACTGGTCGACCACCGACCAGGGCTATCCGCTGCGGCGCCTCACCGGCGTGCAGCTCGTCGACGTCGCCCCGGTGAACACGCCTGCCTACAACGACACCAGCGCCGGACTCCGGTCGCTGGCGTCGAAGTTCGACGCCGACTTCGAAGAGGTCCGCTCGATGGCGCAGGCCGACGAGCTGCGCAAGTTCTTCGTCCGCACGGACGGACCCGCGCCGAAGAAGGCCCCGAAGAAGGGCATGTTCGGACCGGCAGCAGCAGCTCAGCTGCTGGCGCGAAGGGAAGACCCGTACACCTGAGCCTTCTCGGGCTTGTGTACGGACAGCATCACCAAGTCCCCCGCAGTAGGGGGCGGCATGACGTCCTGGACCGCGTAATCGCACTGCCACGGCGTCGACTTGGGCTCACCCCCGGTCGGCGTCGCGCTGGGTGCGGTGAAGCACACAACGGGCTGCGTGTGACACGGAGAGGGATCAGCGGACCGCCGGTTGCGCACAGGCGCCGGCCGCCGGCACCCCAATGGGGTGCGGGACCGCGAGGGCTTCCGGTCGAGATCGAATTCGATCGGACGGGAGTCCATCCATGTCGGACATGATTCAGCGGCTGCGTGAGCGCCGCGCCAACGTCTGGGAGCAGGCCAAGGGCCTGGCGGACAAGGCGGCTGAGGAGAACAGGGCCTTCGCCGCGGAAGAGCAGGGTACGTGGGACGCGCTGAACGAGGAGCTGGACAAGCTCGACGCGCGCATCAAGTCGGCGATCGACACCGCGCAGCGCTCCAAGGACGCGGACGCCGCGTTCGACCGGCTGTCCGGGGGTCAGGGCGGCGGCTCGGGTGCGGGCGGCCAGGGTGGCGGCCAGCGTCAGGGCGGTGCCCCGGCGGGGCAGGCTCCGCAGGACCAGTCGGAGCTGCGCGCGTGGATGCGCGGCGAGGGCGGGGGCCGCTTCTTCGACGTCAAGCCGAACGGCCCGATCGACTTCCGTAGCCTCACCAAGGGCGCGGCGGCGGCGGGCGGCAACACGGTCCCGACCAGCTTCTACGACCGACTGATCGCGCACCTGATCCAGACCAGCGCGATCCTCCAGTCCGGGGCGACCGTGCTGAACACGGACTCGGGCGAGACGATCCAGGTCCCGAAGACCACCGCGCACAGCTCGGGCGCGATCGTCACCGAGGGCGGCACGATCGGCACTTCGGAGCCGACGTTCGGCCAGATCTCGCTCGGCGCCTACAAGTACGGGGCGCTGATCCAGGTCTCCCGCGAGCTCCTGGACGACACGGGCGTCGACCTGGAGGGCTACCTCGCCATGCAGGCGGGCCGGGCGCTCGGCAACGCGTTCGGCGCTCACGCCATCACCGGTACTGGCACCGGCCAGCCCCGCGGTGTCGTCACCGACGCGACCACGGGCGTGACCGGCGGCACCGGCGTGACCGGCGCGTTCACCGCCGACAACGTGATCGATCTCTTCTTCTCGGTGGTCGCTCCGTACCGGCGTTCGACCGCCGCGGTGTGGATGATGGCGGACTCCTCCATCGCCGCCCTGCGCAAGCTCAAGGACAGCACCGGCCAATACCTGTGGCAGCCGGGCCTCCAGGCGGGTGCCCCGGACATGATCCTCGGCAAGCCCGTCCTGATGGACCCGAACGTCGCGGCCGTCGCGCTGTCGGCGAAGTCGCTGATCTTCGGCGACATGTCGCAGTACTTCGTCCGACTGGCGGGCGGCGGCATCCGCTTCGAGCGGTCCGACGAGTTCGCGTTCAACTCGGACATGGTCACCTTCCGGGCGCTGATGCGCGCGGACGGCGCCCTCGTCGACCTGACCGGCGCCGTCAAGACGTTCGTCGGGGCTGCAAGCTGACGACCGCGGACAGGGGCCGCGTCGTCCCGTACAGCGCGGCCCCTCATCCGAAGGAGAGCACATGCCTCAGCCGAAGCAGCTCAACGCAGCCACCGGGCAGCTGGTACATGGCACGGCCGTCGCCGACCCGACCGGCGGCGCGACGGCCGACACGCAGGGCCGCGCCGCGGCCGTCTCGATCCTCGCCGCGCTGCGCGCTGCGGGCGTACTCGGCGGCGCGACGGGCCTGAACCTCGGCCACAGCTACAACGCGGCCACCGCGTCGATCACTCTGCAACCCGCCATCGCCGACCCCACGGGCGGCGTCACGATCGACGACGTGGCCCGGCCTACGATCATCTCGATCCTGGGGGTGCTGCGCCGGACGGGCATCATCGCCGGCGGCACCGGGGGCCCGCAGTTCACGCTCAACGGGCCCACCAACCAGCTGTGCCAGGGCCCGGCGATCGCGGACCCGTCTGGCGGATCCACCATCGACACCCAGGTCCGCACGGCGCTTACTAGCGCGCTCGCCGCGATGCGGGACGCCGCGCTGATCACAGGAGGGACAGGACAGTGAAGGTCCGAATCAAGGGCGACATCTCCGGCTCGCGCGACGGTGTTCCGTGGCCCAAGCGCGGCGAGACGATGGAGCTGCCCGATGACGAGGGGACGGCCCTGTGCGCGTCCGGCCTCGCCGTCCCGGCCGACGACGCTGACGGCGACGTCGAGACGGCGGTGCCCGACGATGCTGACGTCGAGAAGCGGACGAGGGGGCTGACGAAGGCCACGGCCGGGGCGGTCACCTCTGACGGATCCGACGACCAGGAGCCGGCGGGAGATCAGGGGCAGGCTGACAGCAAGGACCAGGCTCCGGACCCCGCGAAGAAGACCGCCGCGCCCGCGAAGAAGACCGCCGCGAAGCGCACCCCGGCCAAGCCGGCCGAGAGCAAGTAGTCGTCGTGGACGAGGTCGTGTTCGTCCTCGCACTGGAGGCCGCAGGCGAGGTCATCTCGGCGACCGGGGAGCCGGAGAGCGACGCTCCCGATGAGGAGGAGTTGACCGATGGCTGAGGGCCTGAGCACGACGCTGGTTTCGAACTGGCTGAATACGCTGCGGGCGGCGGGTGCGGCGTTCGGCCCGGTGTCGACTTACGTGCAGCTGCATACAGCCAATCCGGGTGCCGCTGGTACGACGGCGATCAGTGCCGGGTCGTCGACGCGGATCCAGGCCACGTTCGCGGCGTCCTCGGCCGGGTCGGCGCTGGCGCTGTCGGCGAGTGTGGGTCCGTGGACGAACGGCGGCACCAGCGAGACGATCACGAACATTTCGGTGTGGACGGCGAGCAGTGCTGGCACGTTCCTGTTCTCGGTGGCATTGACGACCAGTCGGGCGTGGGCGTCGGCCGACACCTTCACGCTGCAATCTCTCGGGCTATCCCTCGGGGCGCAGGCGGCGTGACGCCCTGACGGGGAGGGCTCATGACGACCTTCACCGACGACTTCAACCGCGCCGACAGCACGAACCTCGGTGCGGGCTGGGTCGAGGTGTCCGGCGACTGGTCGATCATCTCCAACCAGCTCAGCTCCGGCTCGGCTGGTGGGACGATCATCCTCCGGGCCGCCGGGGCGATGGCCACCTCCGACAACAGCGCGCAGGTCACCATCGCTGCGACCGCAGTAGCCAGCCATGGCGTCTGGTGCCGCGGCAACTCCAACATCAGCCAGGGCTACCTGTGGCGCAACGACGGCACCTCGTGGAACCTCTTCAGTGTTGTCGGCGGTTCCTTCGTATCCATCGGCAGCTACGCGGCAGCAGCCGTGGCGGGCGACGTAGCGAAAATCCAGGCCGTCGGTAGCACTATCAAGGGCTTCGTCAACGGCGTCCAGCGCGTCAGCGTCACCGACACCGCCGTTACCACCGGCACCAGCGTCGGTATCCGCGCCGACTCCACCAACGCGCTCCGCTTCGACGACTTCACCGGGGCGGATGTCGCCACCGGCGCCACGGGCGACGCGGCATCGTCCAGCACCGCGACACTGTCCGCGGCGGGCCTGCGGGCCACCGCGGGTGGTGCAGCGCTGGCGTCCACCGCGGGCCTGGCCGCAGCTGGCGTCCGGGCTACCGCCGGCGCGGCAGCGCTGACCTCTACGGCCGTCCTGACAGCCGGCGGCGTTCGGGCCGCTTCCGGGGACGCCAGCCTCGCTGCATCGGCGGCGCTGACTGCCTCTGGCGCGGTGACTTCCGGTGCTACCGGTAATGCGGCGGCCTCTGCGACTGCGGCGCTGGCTGCGGTAGGCGTGGTCGGCCGCGGCCTTGATGCGGCGCTCACCGCGATGGTCGCTCTCACGGCGGCTGGGGCGATCGGGTCCACGTCTGGAGGCGGCGTCGCTGTTTCTGTCGGGCTTACTGCCTCCGGGCAGGTCGCTGGTGTGGTGGTGCGTGGCACTGTTCGAGGGGCAGTAGGAGCCGGTTCCCGTTCGCGGCGTGGAGAGCCTGCTGTATCCCGGGCGCAGCGTGGCGAGTTGGCAACACCGACAGCGAGGGGAGGAGCCTTGTGATCGACCTAGGTAGCGTCTACCAGGTGGCCGTTGATGTCGCCGACGCGTCGGGTGTACTCGTCAATCCGGGTTCCGCCACACTCACGATCACGTTGCCGGACGGGACGATCGTCAGCCCTGCCGTGCCGACACCGGCGACTACCGGGAAGGTGCGCGTCGACTATGTGACCGCCCAGGCGGGCCGACATGTATGGCGGCTCGTCACCTCTGGCCCGGTCACGGCGTATGCGGACGTTTTCGATGTGCGGCCCGCAATGCCGTTCGGGATCGTGTCGTTGGCGGATGCGCGGGCCCAGCTCAACATGGCCGCGGCGGAGACGGCCGACGATGACGAGCTGCGGGGCTTCATTGGGGCGGCGACGGGCGCGGTGGAGCGAGCGCTGGGCAGGACAGTGGTCCGGCGCTCGTTCACCGACCGGTTCGCGATCGGCGGGGCGACAGCCGAGTTGCTGCTGCGGACTGTTCCAGTCCTCTCGCTGACGTCGGTCGTCTCGGCGGACGGCGCCACGACGTGGAGTACGGCGAACCTGCGGGTGGATGGCGAGACGGGCCTGGTGACGGTCGTTTCCGGTGCCGCACTCACCGGCACGGTGGACGTGACCTATCAGGCGGGCGACACGGTGATCCGAGAGGACTACCGGCTCGCTGCCCTGATCATCGTGCAGCATCTGTGGGAAACGCAGCGCGGCACCATGGGCGTGCAGCTCGGCGGCGACAACGAGCCCTACGTCGCAGGCCGCGGGTTCGCGATCCCGCGGCGGGCCCTGGAGTTGCTGGATACCCAGCTGCCGGGGGTGGCCTGATGGTGTGGACGTCCCGTCTACCCGCCGCCATGGATGCCCTCGTTGCCGCTTTCAACGCCGCGCCTGAACTGGCGGGCGTGACAGTGCGAGACGGGCCGTCGACGTCACAGGCGACTGTCCGGGAGGTGATCTCGGTCGGCTACACGGGCACCGAGGGCGAGTCTGATGCGGAATCCCAGCTAATGACCGAGGGGCTTGGCGGTTCCTCGGATCGGGAGCAGTTCACCATCCGGTGTGCGGCAGCCGCATTGCGCGGCACCACCGATCTACCGGCGGCCCGGCAGCGGGCTTACGAGCTGCTGTCAGCTGCAGGTGCGGCCATCGCCCGGGACCGCACGCTGGGCGGGGCGGTCATGCGCGCCATGGTCGGCTCGCACTCGCTCACTCAGGGGCAGACCAGCGATGGTGCGCAGGCAGTCGTCGTGTTCGAGGTGTCCTGCGACGCGTACAGCGGCCGTTAGAACTTCCCGTCCCGGCCACCACTTCAGGACAGTCATGCGCGGATCGTCCTCGCGTGCTGATGACACGTCAATCAGAACAGGAGTACGCGGATGACCGCGCTTGTCACAAACGTCGTCCCCAACGTGGGC